GATGCGATTGATCTTACACAAGAGGAGAAGGATAGACTAGGAGCAGAAGCAAGGATCGCAGCTATTGATGCTGAAGAAAAAGCAAAAACTGCAATGAACCAAAGATCATTAGATGGAATTGTAGCAATAGCAGGAGCAGAAAGCAAATTAGGAAAAGCAGCCTTAGTAGCGAAACAAGCAATGGCTGCCAAAGAACTTTTAATTGATATGGGAGTTCTACAAAGCAAAGCCACAAGGGCATCTTTAGAAGCAGGATTAGATGCAGCACAAGCAGGTCAATCGGGGGCAACAGGACTTGCACGAATATTAGCACTAGGGTTTCCTGCAGCAATACCTTTTTTAGCTCCTTACGGTATTGCAGCAGCAGGTATTATTTCGGGTGTAATTAAAGCAGTTAAGGGAACAAAGAAAGTAGCAGCACAAGTAGGAGGTAGAGCCTCTGCAATGCCATCAATTGCACGTCCAACCGCAACAGTAGGAGCAGCATCACAAGCACCTTCTTTTAATGTAGTAGGAACAAGTGGAGCAAGTCAGATCGCTGATATAATGGGATCGCAACCACCCGTTAAGGCTTTTGTGGTTTCAAGTGATGTTACAACCTCACAAAGTTTAGATCGTAACATAATAGAATCAGCTACTATATAAAAGCAAAATAAGAAAAGATAAACGTTACATAGATATGAAAATAGTAGAACTAGTTTTAGATGACAATGAGGAAAGCGGAATAGAAGCTATTTCCATTGTTGAATCACCTGCCATTGAAGAAGATTTTATTGCGTTAAAATCAGACGAAATAAAACTTGCAGAAGTTGACAAAGAAAAGAAAATATTAATGGGTGCTTTACTAATTCCAAATAAGCCGATATACAGGAAGACAGAAGGAGATGAGTATTATATATATTTCTCAAAAGATACTGTCTTAAAAGCCTCGCAAAGATACTTAACGAACGGATATCAAAGCAATTCAACCCTAGAACATTCTAGTAACCTACAAGGATTGACTTTAGTTGAAAGTTGGATAGTTGAAGATGAGGTTCACGATAAGTCAAGAAAGTACAATATGAGCGTTCCAATAGGAACTTGGATGGGTACGGTTAAAGTAAACAACGAAGAGGTATGGAACGATTATGTAAAAACGGGAAAGGTAAAGGGATTCAGCATAGAAGGATTTTTTGCGGATAAGATAGAAGCATCAAAATTAAGCCTAGAAGATATTGATGAGGAAGAAGTAAAAGAAATGCTTTCAATGATTAAAGGCATAGTTAAAAATGGAGATATAGAAATGGAATCCTATTCAGACTATCCTTCATCGGTTAAGAATAATGCTAAAAGGGGAATTGAATTAAATAAGAAAGTAAACAATAAATGTGCTACTGATGTAGGTAAAATAAGAGCGCAACAATTAGCTAAAGGAAAACCCATTTCTTTAAAAACAATTAAAAGAATGTATTCTTATTTAAGCAGGGCAGAAGAGTATTATAACGAATCGGACACAAAAGCCTGTGGAACTATATCATACCTTTTATGGGGTGGTAAGTCGGCAAAGGCTTGGTCACTGAAAAAACTAAAAGAACTTAAAGAAGCGTAATGCGAGGTGTAAATAGAAATAACGTTTTACCAAGTAGGTCTTCACCAAGATCAAACACTCGTGCCTGTTTATGCGCTGACACAAATACTTACTCAAGAAAGTGTTGTCAAGGGGCAATGATCAATCAAGGCATTGGAAATGTTACAGGGACTTTTAACAACCTAGCGCAAGAAGACGGTAATTTAATTTTACAAGAAGACAACTCAACAATCTTAACATAATGGGAAATTTAAAAATAAGTGAACTACCAACCGCAACGGCTTTACAAGGTACAGAAGTATTTGCTCTTGTTCAAAGCGGAACAACTAGCAACACTACATTAAATGATATTGATAATTATTTAATCGCTACATCTTTAACGGTTGTGGATGGGCAAACGGTTAATCTTTCAGATACTACTTATGCTAGTTTAGGCTTATTAAAACTAAGCTATACGGCAACAGGTGGAGTTGAAAACACAACCTTAAATCTTCCCGATGCTACCTTGAATGTGAATAGGTTAATTAGGTTTCTTTCAGATACAACCTTTAACGCAAACACAAGAGTAAACATAACTGCTATCAACGCTCAAACAATAGATGGATCAACAAATGCCTATGTAGTCAATAAAGAATACGAAGGGGTTCAGTTGTGGAGTGATGGTACTGAATGGTTTGTGATACAGAAAAAAGCATAATTGAAAACGCAAAATAATTTTAAATAAACGTTAATTAAGTATGAAGTCAAATGAAATGGTAAATCAAATTAAAACACTTCTGAATATTGAGGTAAAACTCGAAAAGATGAAGTTGGAGAATGGGACTGTTTTGGAAGCAGAATCATTTGAAAAAGGAAAGGAAATTTTCATTATTACTGATGATGAATCAGTAGCACTTCCAACAGGTGAATATATACTTGAAGACTCAAGGCTTTTAGTCATTGAGGAAGAAGGTATGATTGCCGATGTGAGAGAAGTAAGTGATGAGGTTCCCGAAAAAGAAGAGGAGACTACTGAGGATATGATTGAAGAAGAAGCAGCAGAAGATGAAATGGCTGAAGATAAAGATATGGCTGAAGTCGGTGATTGGGAAGGAATGGAAAAAAGAATCCAAAACCTTGAAGATGCAATCGCTGATTTAAAAGCTGATAAAGTTGAAGCAGCTAAAGTAGAAGAAGAAGTTAAAGAAGAACTTTCTGCTGAACCTGCTGCTAAAGCAATCAAACATAATCCCGAAGGAAAGGAATCAAAGGAAATGAAGTTTACATATTCGCCAAATAGAATAGAAACAACATTGGATAAAATTTTAAATAAAATAAATAACATAAAAAAATGAGTACAACTAGCACAACATCAAACGATATTGTTTACGTACAAGCATCGCAAAAAACTATTGCAGCGACTGCTGATGTTCTTGCAGGAGATGCAGGTATTGATCATAACGTAGCGACAGACGCATTGGTTCTTTCTTTGCCTTTAATTGAAGCAGGTAATTTAGGAATGACATACCTGTTTAGAAACACAGGAGCAGATGGAAATAATATAATTACACTTTCTCCAAATGCCCTAGATGGTATAAATGGAACTATTGCAAACTCTGCTGCTGATTCAGTCGCAGGAGGAGTAGTAAACAAGAATTTTGTAAACACAAAAGCTACCGCAAACAATGGTGATTACGTTATCCTTAGAGCAGTTGCTTTAACTAAATGGTATGTAATTGGCGGTGTCGGTGTTTGGGCATCTGAAGCATAATTAACAATTTTAAAAATATAAAAAGATGAGTTTAAAAAACGTACAATTAGGAACGACTACCAACATAACAACTACCTACGCAGGTGAGTTTGCAGGAGAATACATCGCTGCAGCTTTGCTTTCGGCAAGTACTATTAATGATGGAGGTGTAACCGTTAAGCCAAATATTGCTTTTAAGGAAGTAATTAAAAAACTAGATACAGGTGCTTTAGTATCTGATGCTAGTTGTGATTTCAATCCCAATTCTTCAGTTACTTTAACTGAGACTATTCTTCAGCCAACTGAACTACAGGTAAATTTGCAGTTGTGTAAGAAAGATTTTATAAGTGATTGGGAAGCGCAATCTATGGGTTTTGGATTAGGACAAACACTCCCTCCAAAATTCAGTGATTTCATGATTGCTCACGTTGCGAATGAGGTGGCTCAGAAGACTGAGACTACAATGTTTCAAGGTGCTGCTGCTAACGTAGGTGAGTATGATGGATACCAAGCGCTTTTAACTGCTGATGGAACTGTTAATGATGTAGCCGTTGTTGGTGGAGGTGGAGTTGATGCCGCGAACGTTATTACAGAACTAGGTAGGGTGGTCGATGCCATCCCTGCAGCGTTATACGGAAAGGAAGATTTATTTATTTATGTCCCTTCAAGTATCGCTAAATTTTATGTACAGGCTTTAGGTGGTTTTGCTGCTAATGGTCTAGGAGCAAACGGTGTAAATAACATGGGTTCTCAATGGTGGAACAACGGAAGTTTGACTGTAAATGGTGTGAAGATTTTTGTCGCACAAGGACTAGCTAATCAGCAGATGATTGCAGCGCAAAGAAGTAACTTATTTTTCGGAACAGGTTTACTAAATTCAATGCAAGAAATTAAGGTTTTGGACATGCAGGATATTGACGGAAGTCAGAACGTTCGCTTTGTCATGAGATTTACGGCAGGAGTTCAGATAGGAATCGGTTCTGATATCGTTTACTATTCTTAATCAATTTTAACCATAAAGAAGGGTAGGTGGTAAAAGTCTATCTACCCTTTTTTATTTAAACAAAAAAAAACATGGCTTGTAACGTAACATCGGGAAGAGTACTCCCTTGTAAATCAGCTTTCGGAGGGATTAAATCAGTATTTTTTGCTGAGTTCCCTGTCGTAGCTACTATTGAATCAGCAGATGCTGCCACCTTAAATGAGGTAACTGCATTTACTGATACCCCTACTTGGTATGAGTATGAAGTAAAAGGTAATTCTAGCTTAGAAACTACAATTACTAGTTCTAGAGAAAACGGAACTACTTTCTATACTCAAACATTAAACCTTACTTTAACATTCTTAGATAACTTAACTAAAAATCAAGTTCAATTAATCGCAGCAGGAAGACCTGTGATAGTTGTTCAAGATTACTACGGACATTTGTTCTTGTGTGGTTATGAAAACGGAATGGAACTGACAGGTGGAACTATTGTAACAGGAGCAGCCGCAGGTGATCTTTCGGGATTCACTATGGTGCTAGAAGGAATGGAAGAAACCGCACCGTACTTTGTACAGTCGGGTGCAGGAGTAACGGCAGCAGCCTCTCCTATCAATCCTACCCCTTAATTTTTACTAATTTATTTAAAAAGCATCTCTTTATGGGGGTGCTTTTTTTTTGTCTAAATTGTTTTTTACCTCTAAATAACCATCAATGAACGAATTAAATAATCAAATCAAAACTCTACAAAATCAATTAACAGGAAATATGATGAATGACATGGAAATAAAAGACAAAATTCACAATTTAAAAATGAAATTAAACGGCTCAAAACCTATTAACTCAGAGGTAGATTGTTTTGGGTGTGGATCATAAAACAAAATAGATAAAAAAATACGTTACTTAGATATGATCATAGCAACAACATCCGCAACGGCACAAACATTCTATGTAATTCCTAGAGATTATTCCCTAACAACTTTTACAATGACCATAAGAGATGACTCAACAAACGTAAGCGTTAATTATACTATTACGGGGGCAAGTGTATCGGGTAATTATATAACCTTTCAGAATACTTTTTCACCTGTTTTGGTTTCCAATCATTTTTATGATTTTAGATTAACATCGGGAACAGATATAATTTTTAAGGATAGAATTTTCTGCACAGATCAAACTATTAATCAAGTTGCTAACGATTACTACAAATTAAACGAAGGGCAATTCACAAGTGATGATTCCTACAATAACGAATATATCGTAATATGAAAAGAAATAAAAGTTTACCTGTTGGAGTGACTTCTAATAAGTCCGTTTTAGGATTTGTTAATTTAAGCACTTACACATCTCCCGAAATAGTAGAGGTAGCGAATAAAGAATGGGTTTCCTATGGGGCAGATAATTTGTATTTTCAATATTTGATAGATCGTTACAATGGTAGTCCGACAAATAACGCAGCCGTTAACGGAATAAGTCAAGCAATATACGGTAAGGGATTAAGCGCAACAGATGCCAATAAAAAACCCGAACAATATGCCCAAATGATTACGCTTTTAAATAAGGACTGTGTAAGAAAAGTGACTTATGATTTAAAGCTAATGGGACAGGCTGCAATTCAAGTAATTTATTCAAAGGATAGATCAAAGATTGTTGAGTTAGTTCATTTACCTGTTGAAACTTTAAGGGCAGAAAAAGCAAACGAAGAAGGAGATATTCCTGCTTACTATTATTTTAAGGATTGGGCAAATATAAAACCAAGTGATAAGCCTTTAAGGATACCTGCTTACGGTATGTCAAAAGAAGGCATTGAGATTTATTATGTGAAACCTTATAGGGCAGGATTTTATTACTACTCACCTGTCGACTACCAAGGAGGACTACAATATTGCGAATTGGAAGAGGAGATTTCGAATTATCATTTAAATAATATTTTGAATGGTCTTGCTCCTTCGATGTTAATTAACTTTAATAACGGAACTCCAAATCAAGAGGAAAGAGAACTAATTGAAAGTAAAATTGCAATGAAGTTTTCGGGCAGTTCAAACGCAGGGAAATTTATTTTAGCTTTTAACGATAACGCAGAAGCTAAAGCGGATATTACTCCTGTTCAATTAAGTGATGCCCATTCTCAATACGAATTTCTTTCTAAGGAATCAACTTCAAAAATAATGGTTGCTCATCGGGTGGTTAGTCCTATGCTTTTAGGAATCAAAGATAACTCGGGATTAGGAAATAACGCTGAAGAAATAAAGACAGCAAGTCTATTAATGGACAATACTGTAATCAGACCTTTTCAAGAATTATTAATTGATTGCTTTGATGCTTTATTAGCTTACAATGACATTAGTTTAAATCTTTACTTTATAACCTTACAACCTTTAGAGTTTACAGAAGTTGATAGGTCAATACAGGACTCTGAAGATATAGAAGAAGAGACAGGCGTTGAGATGAGTTCCCAAATAGACGGCAAAACTGCATACGATACAATTGAAGAAGCGGAAGCAGAAGCTAAAAAGATGGGATGTGAAGGCTATCACGAACACGAAGAAGGTGGGGTTACTTATTATATGCCTTGTGAAAGTCACGATGAAGCCTTAAGTGAATTTATGTCTTTAGGAGAAGATGAAGATGAACTTTTAGATAAGTATGATTTAATAGATGTTTCGGAAGTTGATTATGATAACGATGATGACTTAGACCAACAGGTAATTGAGTTG